TTGACAAGCCAAAACTTACACTATTCATCAACACTATTTTAGAAAAGGGAAAGATAATTTTTGCTAAAGATTTAGATTCAGAAACCATTATGGGGTTGTGTATGTTTCACAAGTCAGAATATTGGTTCAGCAAAGATAAACTAATGAACATCCATGTTTTGTACGTCAGAAAGCAATATAGAACCTATAACTTAGTAAAAGTCATAATTGATTCAGTAAAAAATGTATCAGAAGGTTTACCAATGTTACTATCAATAAGCACAGGCATACACAAAGACCCTGTTTTTGAACGATTAGGGTTTGAAAATATGGGTAGTAATTGGAGAATGTTCTAAATGTGTGGTTTCGTAACAGATTTTATTTCAGACGTTTTTGAAACTGCTGTTGACATAGTTGAAGACGTAGTTGATTTTGTCGGTGATGTCGTAACTGGTGTTGTAGATACCGTGGTAGACGTTGTTGACGAGGTTGTAAGTTGGGTAGCACCACAGCCAGAAGTGCCAGAGTTTTCAGAGGAGTTTGAAGAACAACAGGCAAAAGGAATATTAATTAATAAATTCACCGCTAATTCAAGTATTCCTGTGGTTTATGGAACTAGAAAAGTCGGTGGTAATGTTGTTTTTGTAGAAACGTCTGGAACAGATAATCAATATCTTTATATGGCAGTTGTTCTTAGTGAGGGGGAAATAGACAGCGTTCAAACACTTTTTGTAAATAATAATCCAGTGACTTTATCTGGCTCACTGACGGATGGCACACAAAGAACTGTAACAAGTGCCGATAGTAACTTTTTCGACACAGAAAATTCAAAAAGTTTAATAACAGTAGAAGCACATTTAGGAACAGATACACAAACAGCATCGCCTTTATTAGATGAACTACAATCATGGACTACAGACCACAGACTTAGAGGGTTAGCATATCTTGCCCTTAGATTTGAATGGAACGCTGACAAATTTGGTGGATTACCAAGAGTGCAAGCAACTATAAAAGGTCGTAAAGTCTATAACCCTAATTTAGATAGCACAGTCACAGGCGGTAGCGGTAGCCATAGAAAAGACACAAGTTCAACTTGGGCATATTCAGACAATCCAATATTACAAATGCTAGACTATCTTAGAAACGAAAGGTTTGGCATGGGTATAGCTAATAGTTATTTTGATAGTAACTTTGCAGATTGGCAAACCGCCACAGATGTTTGTGATGCAGATATTACGCCTTTTAGCGGTGCAAGTGCTATTGACCTTTTAGATAGTCACATTGTGGTTGATACGTCCAGAAAAGCTATAAATAATGTAAAAGAATTTGTAAAAGGTTCACGCTCTTATCTAAACTTTTCTGGTGGTAAGTATAACGTCTTAGTTGAAACAACAGGCACAGCTTCAATTACCCTTACAGAAGATAATATTATAGGCGGTATTACTGTTCAAAGTAAAAACAAAAACTCACGATATAACAGGGTGGTAGTTACTTTTGTAAACCCAGATAAAAACTTTCAGACTGACACAGTGCAGTTCCCACCAGTAGATGAAACTGGTTTAGCTTCCGCAGACCAACACGCAACGATGAAAGCAGAAGATGGTGACTTACTCTTAGAAGGTCGTTTTGATTATACCATGCTGACAAACCCCCACCAAGCACAAGAAATGGCAGAAATAATTCTAAGGCGGTCACGTTCAAGTTTAGATATATCGCTTAGAGCCGATGCAACAGCATTAGATTTAGCTGTTGGGGATATTGTGAACGTTACTCATGCAACCCCTGCTTTTTCGGCAAAACCCTTTAGAGTCCAAAGAATATCAATAAATGCTGACCATACTGTAAGTATTCAATGTTCAGAGCATCAAGATAGCTTTTATGCTTTTGGTCTACAGTTAGCACCGCCAGAAATACCAGATACAACACTTCCAAACCCCTTTAATGTTCAAGCACCTGCAATAACAGTGACCGATGAACTTAGGGTTTTAAATGAAGAAGCGATAAGTGTTTTGGTGGTAGAAGCCACAACCGCAGATTTGTTTGCAACAGATTTCGAAGTACAGGCGAAAAAAAGCACAGATACGAATTTTATCAATCTAGGTAAAGCCAGTGGGCGTAGGTTTGAATTAATAAATGTTGAAGATGATGCCATTTATAACGTAAGGGCAAGGACAGTTAGTTCTATAAGTCGCTCTGTATTTACTACCGCTACACACCAGATTGTAGGTAAAACCGCACCACCAGAAACAGTAACAAACTTTTCGATAAATATAATCCAAACAGAAGCACATTTATCATGGACACCAGTAGGGGATTTAGACTTATCACACTATAGAATAAGACACTCAAGAGATACAACAGCAAGTGCAACCTATGCAAACTCAGTAGACTTGATTGCCAAAGTGTCAAGACCTGCAAACACAGCCGTAGTACCTGCAATGACAGGCACATATTTTATCAAGGCGGTTGATAAACTTGGAAATGAGTCACTTGATTCAACATCTTCTGTTGCGATTATACAGAATATAAAAGACTTGAATTTAGTTTCTACATCCACGCAAAACCCTACATTTTCTGGAGCAAAATCAAATGTCGTACTTGTTGATAGTAATTTAAGGCTTTCCACCAGTGTTTTATTTGATAGCGGTGCAGGGAATTTTGATACAACAGGGGGTTTATTTGATGGTGGTGGTGGTAAAGTTTCCGCAAGTGGAACGTATGACTTTGACAACCCTATTGATGTAGGGGGTGTTTTTACAAGCAGAGTAACGGCAAATATTACCATGACCAGATTAGATTTCGGTGTTCGTTTTGATGATGCCACAGGTAACTTTGACGATAGAGAAGGTTTATTCGATGGGGATGCAAATGAGTTCGGTGATACAAATTGTGAGCTACAAATAGCAACAACAGAAGATGACCCTGCTAGTGGCAGTGCAACATTTACAGCCTTTCGCAAGTTTTTCGTCGGTGACTATAAAGCAAGAGGGTTTAAATTTAGGGCATTGCTTACCTCAACAGATTCCGACGCTACACCAAGCGTTAGTGCATTGTCTGTAACTGTAGATATGCCAGATAGAATAATAGCGGAAAACGATATAGCTAGTGGCACAGGTACAAAAGCTATTACATTTAGTCCTTCATTTAAATCATTACAAGGCGTAGGAATTTCAGCACAGAACTTGGCGAGTGGAGATTTCTATGCTATAACAAATAAAAGTGCTACTGGTTTCACGATACAATTTTTCAACAGTGGCGGTTCTGGAATAAATAGAACTTTCGATTATGTAGCAAAAGGGTTCGGTGAATTAGTAACATAAAGGAGAAAAGATGGCACAACACGACTACGTTATAGATAACCAAACATTTCCCAATACAAGAGCAGACATTAATAATGTTTTACAGGCTATTGTTTCGGTAAATAGTGGGTCTTCAGCACCTAGCACGACTTATGCTTATCAATTATGGTACGACACAAGCAACAATATTCTAAAAATTAGAAATGCTGATAATGATGCTTTTATAAATTTATTTACATTCAACCAGACAGCCGACACAGCTGAAGTTTCCGCAGGGGGTGGAGCAGGTTTTTTTCAAGGGGATAATGGTAATCAAGGTGACACAACAAATGGGAAAAAAGACATATTTCGAACCCATGAACAGGAACTAAACACGAATACAACAATAGCGTCTGGAGATAACACAGGCTGTTTTCATAGCCTTTCAATAGCTTCTGGCATAACATTAACAGTTAGTGGAAATCTGGTGATAGCATGAGTTCAACAATAAAAGTCAATAATATACAAAATTTAGCAGGTGATGATAGCGGTTTTGACCTATCAACAAATGATGTGGTTGCAGTAAAAACAGCTAACACAGAGCGTATGAGAGTAGATGCAAATGGGAATGTGGGTATTGGAACAAGTTCACCTGATAGTGTTGTAAATATAGAAGCAACTAAGACAACAGCTTTATCCTCCGAAGCACACTTTACAACCCTTGGATTATGTATAGATGATAATACAGCATATAATACTGCACTTGCAGGTGGTGGTATTGCGTTTAGACACATAAAAAATAGCAGTGGTGATATGAATGTATATGGTGCTATTGACGGAGTAAGGATAGATAATGCAAATGGTAGAGTTGGAGGTCATCTAAGATTTTTCACTAATCAAGACAGTGATGGCATACCTACAGAACGTGTAAGGATTGATAGCAGTGGAAATTTATTTGTTCATGGCTTTACCACTTCTAATACAGCTAGTAGCATACAGTTGGGTGGTAATGGTCAAATGAGTCTCAGAAGAGGAACTGGGGGAGATGTTATATTCTTTATAAATTCAGATAATGGAAATGAAGTTGGTAAAATAACAGTGCAATCTTCTTCAACAGTTTATGCCACATCCTCAGACCACAGATTAAAAGAAAATGTAGTTACAGACTGGGATGCCACTACTAGGCTAAAACAATTAAAGCCAAGTAGGTTTAATTTCAAAGTAGATAAAGACAAAACAGTTGATGGATTTTTAGCACACGAGGTATCAAGCATAGTACCAGAAGCAATTACTGGAAAGAAAGATGCTGTAGATAAGGATGGCAACCCAGAGTATCAAGGCATAGATCAAAGCAAAATTGTACCACTACTCACAAAAGCATTACAGGAAGCAGTAGCAAAGATAGAAACACTTGAAGCCAAAGTAACAGCACTGGAGGGTAAATAATGTCAGAAATAAAAGTAAACAGCGTTGTAAACTCTACAGGCGATAATGATAGTGGTTTAGATTTAGCTACAAATGACCAAGTAAAAGTTAAGATAGCGAACGCAGAGGACTTTATATTCAAAGCAAATAGTTTAGAGGTACAAACAGGCTCTAATATCGATATGAATGGTACAGAGTTAATTCTTGATGCTGATGGGGATACAAGTATTGAAGCAAGCACAGATGATACTATAGTGTTTGATACAGCAGGGTCAGAACGCGTCAGAATCACGTCAACTGGAGATGTAGGAATCGGGGACGCTTCACCAGAAAGTAACACCAATTTTACGGCTCTCACTGTCACTAGCACTGCAAGCACTGGTGGAGGTCAAGTATATGTTCAATCTAGTTCTGTAAGTAGTGTGTTTGGCGCAGATAATACTTCTGACCCAAAATCTATTTTACAAACTGTTACAAATCATCCATTAACATTAGGAACTAACAACACAGAACGTATGAGGATACGTTCAGACGGAGTAATTGTTCTTGGGTCGTGTGCAATTAACGCTTCAAGTACAACTGTAGCAAGTAGAGGTTCTAGGTTTGCAATAAATCAAGGTAATTCTACAGGTTTTGGTATAGCTATAGATAATATTAGAAATGACACTTCTAGTTCTGGTGGCATCCTTATTACAAATAATGAAACATCTGGTACTTTTGACGCATTGTCTTTTTTAAATTCTTCAAATCAAGAAATAGGAAAAATTAACACCTCCAATGGTTCAACTTCTTATAGTACTTCATCAGATTACAGGCTAAAAGAAAACGTTGTTACAGATTGGGATGCTACTAGCAGAATTAAAAAACTTAAGCCAAGCAGATTCAATTTCAAAACAGATAAAGATACAACACTAGATGGGTTTCTTGCCCATGAGGTTTCAAGTATTGTGCCAGAAGCTATTATTGGTGAAAAAGATGCCGTAGATGAAGATGGTAATATTAAACCACAAAGCATAGACCAATCAAAACTTGTACCTTTGTTAGTGAAAACTATACAAGAATTAGAAGCTAGAATAACAGCATTGGAGAGCAAATAAATGAGTACACTTACAGTAGGAACAATATCAGAAAAAGTCACTGATGCAGGGGTTGCGGTTGATGGCGTAACACTTAAAGATGGGGGTGCAACCTTTACAAGTTCAATTACAGGAACAAGTGTTAGTGCATCTGGAACACTTGCCGTAACTGGTAATACAACAGTCGGTGGAACATTAGTTAATACTGGATTGATTACTGCGAGTGCAGGTGTTGCGATAGGCGGTACTGGTTCGGCAAATACGTTAGATGACTTTGAGGAGGGAACATTCAGTGCTGTAGCATCAACAAACGCAGGAACATTTTCTCATAGTTCTGGAGTTTATGTAAAAATAGGACGATTGGTTTTAATAACTTGTTTTTTTACCTATACAGGAGCAAGCACCAGTGCAACTAGAACTTATACAGGACTTCCATTCGCAGTGTCAAACACTTTTGCATTTACTGGAGTAGACTATCATGGTACTAGTTGGTCTGCTCATTTTGGTAGAGTGCAGTTTGAAGGTGGCACATCAAGTTTCCTTGATAATTTAGGTGCTATAACTGGTGGAAGTTTTGGTGCAAGTAATTCTACTAGAATTCAAGGTTTCTATTTAACAGATTAATAAAGTAATATTAGAGGTTAAAAAATGGCAATAACAAAAGAACAAATACAAGATAAAATAGAGGTAGTTGGTGACTTCAAACATATACAGGTACGAACAGCGACAGTTATTAAAGAAGATGGTAAAGAAATATCAAGAAGTTATCATCGGCATACAGTATCACCAGACGCAGACAGTTCAAACGAGAGTGCAGATGTAAAAGCAATGGTTAAACAGTTCCATACAGACGAAGTTAAAAAAGCTTATGCAACCCATTTAGCTAAGAGTGAAGAATGACCAAAGCAGACATAAACGCAATTCTTATGGAACTTAGCGTTCTTAAAAACGATATGTACCACTTTAGACAGGACATGGAGCGTAGGGTTTCACGACTTGAAAGAATAGTCATTTCAATAACCGCCTTTTATGTGTTAAGTTCATTTGGGGTTATCTTCAACACGATAGTGCTATAAATTGACTACAGGGGGGTTTGTAAATGTTTGACCCTGTTAGTATAAGTGCAAGCCTAGCAGTCGCAAGCACCGCGTTCAACGGCATAAAAAGGGCATTTCATGCAGGTCGTGAGTTAGAATCTATGTCACAAGACCTTTCTAGGTGGATGGGTGCTGTTTCTGATATTGATAACGCCCATAAATCAGCAAAAAACCCATCGTTACTTAAAAAAGTTATGAATGGCAAAAGTATTGAACAAGAAGCTATTGAAGCATTTACCGCTAAAAAACAGCTAGAACAACAAAGAAATGACTTGAGAACATTTATACAATTCTCGCATGGACAGTCTGCATGGGACGAATTAATTAGAATGGAAGGAGATATAAGAAAAAGAAGACAAAAGGAGGTTTACGATAAACAGCAATTTAGAGAAAAAGTTATTTCTATTGTGGTCATTATCATTGTGTGTAGTGTTGGTATTGGTCTTTTGGGTCTTTTTGTTTACTCACTCATGGGGTTGGACAGGGGTTGGT